TATTTCCGAAGCCGACAAAGTTGAAAAGAATCTCAGTATCTTAGGGATGAAAGTTGATAATGCTGGATTTTTGGGCGCAGGGGCAAGAAAACTTAACGAATTCTTTGGTACTGAAACAGGCATTACGCTTAAACAACTGAACAAAGACTTGGCTAACGTTGCCATTTCTAACATTCAAGCGGCTGGCGGTTCAATGGATACCGTTGCGGGTCAGCAATTAACTCGCATGGCTAACGGTGACGAAACGTATCCACCAGTTATTTTGAAGGATATTGCCCGTCGTGCAATGTCTGATATGACTAACTTAGATATGCAAGCCCGTGGCGCACAGGAATTTGCCCGTAAGTTTGGCACTGCTAACCTAAACGATTACCGTCAGCAATGGTCTAAAAATGCTGACTCAAGATTGTTTGAATTGATTAATATTGAAAACAGTTCAATGAGTGCAGAACAACGTCAGGCAGCACGGTCAAAGTTGTTCCAGAACATGAACGATAAGCAAAAAGCGGAAATGGCTCAGAAACTGCGTAACTTGCAAAAGTTATCCACAACCGGACAACTATAATGGAATTTCAGAGCGCAATAGATTTTTTGTCAGGAACGAAAAAGCCAAAAGTCGAAGGCGGCTTTGATTCCGCATTACAGTTTTTAGAAGGATTGTCTGCACCACCTGTTGCGCCATTAACGCCACAACAAGCGCAAGCGCAATTTGCCCAAATCCCGTATCAAGCGGGAAATGCGCCACCAGTTCAAGCCCCACAAGCACCGCAAGGTAATGTTGTGCAACGTGCGATTGCACCTGCTGCGTCATTCCTTGATGTAACTTTGGGCGGTGTTGCACCTGGCATTATTGCGCCTGTCACTTACGCAGGATCACGGGCATTTGGTGCGACTCCAGAACAAGCTACGGCATCATCACAAGCGGCTGCTGCGCCATTTGTAGACCCGTTTGGCAAGGCATTGGGCATTACAGGGTTGCCACAGTACAAAGGCGAAGCAACCCGTCAGATCATGGATTTCGTCGGTGCGAACATGGGCAAAGGTGCTGCATGGATTTCGCAGCAAACCGGACTTCCTGCGGCTGATATTGAAAACATGATGCAAACCTTATCGGCTGGCGGTGGTGTAGCGGCAAGTCGAGCATTGGCAGGTCGTATGGGTGTTAGCCCAGCGGTTAGTCAGGTTCAGGATCAATTTAAACAAGCCCAAGCTGCTAGAGGTCGAGTTGAACCAGTAATGACTCCCGAAATGGCGGGGGCGGTTACACCTGAAACAGTAGCGGCTGTGACTCCTGAAGTTGCGCCTGTTGTTACACCTGAAGGTCAATTAGTAGTGTCGAAAGCACCAGGCATCGAGGTTTCGTACATTGAACCTACGCCTGTTGCGCCACCAAATACACCGTTTATCACAAGTCCGTTGCAAGAGCGTATTGCGCCGACTTCAACGACAACACCCCGTCCGACAATTGACAATCCCTTTGTCGAGCCAATGTATGCCAAAACGGGAAAATTGCCTGTTGAAGAACAGTTATATCGGGTTGAAACTGTTAAAGAGTTAGGCGTACCAACAATTCGTGAAGGCACTCGAACTGGTGACGGGTTTAAGACTGCTGACGAATACGTTACGGCAAAGACTAGCGGCCCGAATAAAGACCTATTCAATCAACAGATTGCTACCGAACAACAAGCGTTGCGAAACTATGCAAACGGCATTGTTGAAAAGACGGGCGGCAGTGTTGGATTGGATGAGAACGCTTTATACAATCGTGGACAATCTATTGCACAACCATTTGATGCGTTTAAGAATCTGCTAACAGAGCAAATGCGTAATGCTTATGGCGCAGCAAAAGAAGTTGCAGCCGACGCACCAGCGGTTCAGCCTGAAACATTCCAAAAGTTTTTGAATACAAACTCAAACTTTGTGGTGAATGACAGCTTTAAGTCTTTGCGAAACGGTATTAAGTCGCATTTGACAGAGCAGGGTTTGGTTAACAAAGATGGCAGCATTAAGCCAATGACTGTTGACCAATCCGAAATGCTTAGACAATACATTAACTCGAACTGGAATCGTGACCGCTCTGGGATTATCCACAAGCTGACAGATTCTATTGATAATGATGTAACAAGAGTAGCTGGTGCTGACATTTACGAAGCAGCCCGTGGTATTCGTACCAAGATGGCAAACCTATTGGAAGACCCAGTAGGAGTGTCTAAGATCATGGACTACGATCCAAAGACTCCAATCAATCGTTCTACGGCTTTCCCTGACATTCCGAAAGCTGTTGAAAAAATGACACCGGATCAGCAAGCACATTTGATTAAAGTGCTGCAAGATATGCCGCCTGAGTTACAGCCGCAAGCTCAAAAAGCTATTGCCGAAATAAAATCACAGTTTGCAAACCGTATTTCTGAAATCGGTGGCAAGGGTGAGTTTTGGAACGCACCAGCGGTTAGTAAGTATTTGAAAGACAACAACCGATCCTTGCGTATCCTAACTGGTGATCCAGAAATGGCAAGAGCGTTGACTGTCTTAAATGACGGTGGACATTTTCTAAGAATGGATAACGGCTATAAGGGTGCTGCAATCCAGTTTAAGAATATGTACGACAATCCATTGATTAGCGGCACAGCTCAGGCGTTAGGCGGTGCTGTTGGTGGTGGCATTGCGTTCGGAATGGGTGGTGGCGGTGCTGTAGGGGCTACCCTTGCACCATTTGGTGCGGCCTATGGTCGAGGCGTTGCGGCTGGTAAAGTAGAACGGGCAGCAGCTCGCAGTTCAGCTCGGAAAGGTCAAGAAAGTTTGCAACCAATTCAAGACGTTTTGAAACGATTAGAGAAAAAGTAAATGGATTCACAAATGTTATTTAATATTGTGATTGGTTTAGCTTCTTTTTTTGGTGGCTGGGTGCTAAACAACATCACTAAATCTATTGATCGTTTGGATGATGATGTGCGTAAGTTACCAATGACTTATGTATCTAAAGACGAATATCATCGTGACATTGCTGAGATTAAAACCATGCTTGGCAAGATTTTTGATAAGCTAGATAACAAGGTTGACAAGTAATGGTGGCGGCTAAAAAAATAGTTGCTAAGAAAGCACCGATTAGAAAAGCACCAGTTAAGAGAGTCAATCCTATTCAAAAGCAGGACATGACGGACAAGATTCTTGACCTTATTAAGTGGGTGGATAACCCGTTTAAACTTGTTTCCGTCATTTTGCTGTCAACGATTGCTTTCACCGGATACTTTGCTTGGGACAGCCGTCAGGTTATCTTGGCTGCAATTAAGTCAAACAGCTCGATGCCGCAACTTAAAGAGCACGAACAGTTGCTTCCACTGGCAAACGCTTTGGTTAAAGAGATAAACGCTGTCGGGGTTGTTGTTAACAAGGTAAATCTTGCAACAAACTCACGCACAACAGTATTAGCCATTGCTAACGGTGAGCGCAATCACAAGCTCGAAGGTTTAACAGTCAGCCTGTTTGCCGCCAGCCCTGAGCGCAATGCAGATGTAGTCTCAATGCTAAATAACGAAGTGGCGTGTAAGCCGTTTGAATCGTCTAGCCCAGTCGGTGAATGGGCAAAGTTGATGGGCGTTACTTATATGTGCAGGGCTTCAATACCTAACGAGATTGGCAAGTTTGCTGGGTACATTGCTGTAGGCTTTAAGTCTGAACCACGGGATTTAATATCCGTTAAGACCCGAATGATATTAGCCGCATCGGAGATGGACAAATGAAAGCAAAATGGGAAACATTTAAGGCTTGGTGTATTGCCAAGTGGACAGCAACTAAAGCATGGTTTTCAGGCGTGAGGTTCTAATATGTTACCGATAATGGATATTCTTGGCATCGGCATGAAGGTGCTAGACAAGTTTTTTCCTGATCCTGAGCAAAAAGCAAAAGCACAGCTAGAACTGATGCAGATGCAGCAAAACGGCGAACTTGCCAAGATGCAAGCCGATATGCAAGAGCAAGGCGAGTTAACCAAGCGTCAAGAAAACGACATGAAGTCAGATTCTTGGTTGAGCAAGAACATTCGCCCGATGACGTTGATTGCGATTCTTGCTGGCTACTTTACGTTCGCTATGATGTCTGCCTTTGATATGGAAACTAACAGGGCGTATGTCGAACTGCTTGGGCAATGGGGTATGTTAATTATGTCTTTTTACTTTGGTGGCAGGACGTTGGAAAAGATTATTGACATGAAATCTAAAGAAAAAATTACTGAAGCGGAGATTAAAAATGCAAAGTAACTGGGACAACGCTTTTAAAATGATGCTTGCCTCGGAAGGCGGTTATGTTAACCATCCGTCTGATCCAGGCGGCATGACCAATCTCGGCGTGACCAAGCGGGTCTGGGAAGAATGGGTTGGGCGTGAATCAAACGAAAAAGAAATGCGTTCGCTGACTCCTGAGATGGTTGAACCGCTCTATAAGCGTAAATTCTGGGATGCTTGCAAATGCGATGATTTGCCGTCTGGAATTGATTACTTGGTGTTTGATTTCGCTGTCAACGCTGGCTGTGGGCGTAGCGCAAAGATTCTACAGACTGCCGTTGGTGTAACGCCTGATGGTGGGATAGGGCCAATGACTTTAGCCGCTGTAAAAGCTATCCCTGAAGCCGAGCTGATTGAGAAGTTTAGCCAAGCCAAAGAGGACTTTTACCGCAGCTTAAACACCTTTGAAACTTTTGGCAAAGGCTGGCTAAACCGTGTCGCTGCGGTAAAAGGTAAAGCAACGTCTATGCTTACTTAGAATTTAATGTGCTTGGTGGGATAAATCCAAACCGCTTAAAAGTTTCAGCAATGTTTGTAGACGCTGAAGGAATGTATTTCCAATTGGGATCATTCATTAACGGACATGGCAATTTAGGTTTTTCTGTTAATTCGTAGCTCATTTTTTATCCTTTATTAAATAGTACCGAGCAAAGCGCACTTCACCATCATCTATCATCCAGGTCACAATGTTGTGGCCTCTTTGCTTTAGTTTAAACACAATGTCGGCAAGTCGTGTCGCATGGTAAAGCGTGATGGCCTCCCAAGAAGTAATAGGTTTCTTTTTAAGGTGCGCTAATACTTTGTCAGTTTTAGTCATTTTGTAATCCAGTACATAAGTGGAAGAAAACCAAACACAGCAAACAACACGATTGCGCCAAGCACATAACCCTCAAGCGGTATGCGCTGATCTTCAGGTTTGTATTTTAAATATTTCACGGAAGCCACCCCTCGATTTCATCTTCTAATTCTTTGACTAGTTCTGCATATTTTGGGTCTTTGCGATTACGCACGATCATCATCACGATGTTGTACATAGCGTCACCGGATTCGATGCGTTTGTACCAATCCAACCAATGCAGACCGTCTTTGTCGATCCCGCTGAACTGGATCACATCCATCACATCGTCAACGTCTTTTGTGTATATGTTGAAGCGTTCGTCATCATCCATTTTATGCACCTGTATGTAGTTAATGGCGTTGTTGCCATATAGAAATATTAAGCTGTCTTAACAATACAATCAAGCAATATTACTAGGTGTTTTCCCTAAGTGTTGTATTTTTGTTGGGGGTGCGGGTACTCGCCGAACAAGGAGTGGAGGGACACTAGCTTTCCCCGCAATTGATTATAGGTTGTTTTTAATTGTGTAAAACGATAATAAACATTCAAAACAATGCCAGGCTTTGTTTAGATCATCCTTGCTATGCTCAATGACTTTTACATCACCGTCGGCTGTAAAAAAGACATTAGCGCAACGAGCTGTCGGTTTGCCAAGACCCCGACGGTATGCCGCCAGTTGCATGATCTGCTCAAAGTACGGCGCAACCTTGTCGAGATTGTCTTTGCTCTTAAAGTCTATAACGATGTTAGAGCCGCTTAAATCAACTTTGCCACCAAACCCTTGAGGATGTGCAAAAGACGCTTCAGCCGTCCATTCCTGCGTTCCAAAGTGCTCTGTGATGGCCTTGTCTACTTCGGCAACATAAACTGGATAGTCAGCATCTTGACCGCTATAGAATTGCTCAAGCACCCCGTGCATCATTGTGCCTCTGTCCATAGCGTCACGGCCCGTAGACTTGGAATCGGTCATAACCCGTTCTAACCAAGATTCCTCGGATTCGTTCTCACGCCTGGGCAATGTCAGAGCAGCCAGTAAGACTTGAGTTTGCAACCAAGTGTTAAGCCCAGGCTTGGCAATAAGCCCCAAAATTGTGGTCACGCTTGGTTTTAGCCCAAGTTCTCTTGCGTCTTTAACCGTTGTATTGCGCTCTTTGCCATTTTTACCAATGATCCGGTAAGCTGGGCTACCGTCTGGTGCATACCAATGGCCCGACTCTGAATCTGCTGATTTAATAATCATGCTTCCCTCGCTTTTAAAAGAGCATCGGCAACTTTATAAGACCATGCTGCAACTTCATCAAGGGTCATTGATGCTTTGCTGTATCCCATGTATCCCTGCATAGCTGCTGACGCAAAGTAATCTCGCAATGACATACCATGAGCCATATTGTCTGTTTCAATCCACGTTGGGAAAGCTGGTTGGGTAATTTTCATTTTTGCACCTTTGCTAGTTGTTTGAGCATCTCAATGGCATCTTGCAAATCTTGCATGGCTCTAGCGTCAAGAACCATGCCCTCGTACCACTGTTGAAGCCGCCAAGAAATTAAGATTGCTTCCTCATTTTTGTTCATGTCAAAACCATTTCTTTATGGCGTTGTTTATGGCATGGCTGACATATCATCCCTCCTC